AAAAATTTAAATAGATTAATTGTTGCCATTATTCTAAAAAGAAAGCTTTAGCTTCTATCTCCTGTTTAATTTCATCTTGGAATGTAGAATTAAGTTTATTAATTACGTTATCTAAATCCCTAACTAAAGATTGAAATGTACTTTGATCGTATTCTTTACTGGCTCTAGTTAATGATTGTACTATCTTTGCCATTATCTATATAGCCCCACAATACCACCGTTATTAAATCTCTTGTTATAGCTTACACCTAAATTAAGTCCTGAATCTTTATTATAATTAACACCAAAACGACCATCATCATTAGCAAAACCACCCGTATAATTAAGTGTCGGCCCTCCTACTCCGGTATATCCTAAATTAAGATTACCTAAATTAGCATTACTCACCACGCCTAAATCTGTGTCGTAACCTATTCCAAAATTTCCTGATGGATCCACATAACCTAAAGAACCTACAGGTTCTTCTTCTTGTATTGTTCTGGTTGTATTAAGTATACCACCTAGTGTTCCAAATCTATTAGCATAACTAAAAGCAGGGTCTATATATTCTACTAAATTAAAATTTAAATTACTTCTTGGTGGTTCGTTACTTGAATAAGTGGGAGGGGGATTATCACCACCAGTGTCACCACTATCTTTAAAACCACCGCCAGGATTTGCTTCTTTACCTACATTTTCTGCATAGTCTGTCATATCATCTTGAACACTATAACCGTCTTTGTAACCTACTCTACCGCCTTCAGCCCTAGTGTCGATGTCGGCGTAATCTTGAATGTCAGCAGTTCCCGCGTCAACTCCTGTAGGTCCTGTCATTTCATTATCTTTGTCTTCTTCATCACTACCTGTATAATAATCTACGTTTCTGTTACCTTTACCTTTACCTTTACCTCCTCCTCCGCTGCCACCGTCACTGTCACCACCAAAAAATTTATCTTTTGCAAAACCAACTACTCTATTGATACCTGTGCCTAAAATATATCCCATAGGGTTTAAAGCAAACAAACCAAATTTTGCTGCTTGTTTTAATCTATCTTTATTTCTTGCGGCAGCTATTTCTTCTTCAACTTCAGGACTATTAAATAAACTTCCATCTGGATTTCGATTGTATCCTCCAGCAGCAGATGCATCAGCTGTTACTCCTTTATCTATTCCAAAAGTTATACCACCACCGTCACCTTCATTTTGAGTTATAATAGGAGGATAGGGATATCTAGGGTACATACCCATAATACCTGAGTTGTCTGGTGATGAATTAAAAGTTATAGCTGGTTTATCTAAACCAACACCTTGTAAAAATCTGTCTTGACTATAGAATTTGTTACCTGCATCATACCGGTCTCTGTCTACACCTATGTAATTAGCTCCGTAATTTATTGCCATTATCTTCTACCGTCCGGTTGTATATCTAATCTAAATGTACCTAATTTCCAATCTTGTGAAGCTGCGGTATTAGATATTTTTAATGCAATTGCTCTCGCTCTTGCCCTAGTATCTACCTTATCAGTCGAAGTTGTTACTGTAAAGGGACCTAATGAGGAGCTAGATGCTGTATCGTTAGGGTAATTTCTTAATAATAAAGTAATTGTTGCACTACCTGTTTGGGATATAAAGTCTGGTATAATTCTTCGTATCTTCATTAAAAACTCACCATCACCTCTTAAATCTGGCATACCAATCGTTTGTCCTTGTGCCGTTCTTTTTTGCGTAATGTCAAAGTCTCCAGATGTAATCTCTGCAAGTATAGGTGTAACTGTACCACCAGCTACAACTTGATCTGTGCCTACTTCATGTTCAAAATAAATAGAACAACCATCTGTGTTTCCTACACAGTCAGAGGCAGTGCCGTCAGGTAAATATTGTGTTGCGTGAGGTTTATCAAATACAGCAGAGTCTGCCCATGCTGTACGTGGTAAAGTACCTGTTGTCCAAATAGCTTGTTTAGGACTAGCTCTACTATATGATTCAATGTAATTGTATGATACCATTCTATCAATAACGGTTGAGTTTGCACTACAATAAAACCAAATAACTTCTCCAAACAAGTTGTTTAGTCCCACGTTAATTAAATCTCTAGGTGTAGAGTTTAAATCATCATAAACAAAATCTTCTACTAAACAGTCCATAGATTCTAACTGACCATCGTATCTAAAAAAACCATTCTCTGACATCCAAAATGCCGTACCATCTACCTCGACACATGCATTCTTACCAATCAATCCACAGTTACTACCTATCTGTTGAAAAGAAAAAGTAAACGGTGCGCCTACAAAGGTCATTAAAAATAATGCTGTGTCTGTCCATACATAGATGGCATCCCTACCTCGTATGGCTCCCATAATTTTAGAACCTGCTGCAAGTCTTTGTGTGCCTGCAGTATTTTCTGCAGTAACTGTGTATGAATCTGTACCATCAATATTTTCTTGATCAGAGAATCTAATAAACATAGCATCTTGTGATGACTGTGTTCCCACAGTTGTTTCTGTACCAAAGAATACTAAGTGTCGATCCGGTGTAGATACTAATACATGTCGTGATGCCGTTGGTGCGTTAGCTATAACTGTGGCTCTGGTTGCAGTTGCGTTAGTTGCAGCTGCGTCCCATTCAAAACATTTATTGTTGTATATTAGTGCAATAAGTTTTGTGCCAAAATTATCTAATACCCATAATCCTGGATCAATGGTAAAGTCAGAAGACGATGCTTCTCCCCATGCAACAAAATCAGAAATATTTGTAACGGTTACACCACCACTATGAGCAGCTTTGGTAGTTCCGTTAACTTCTCTTGCGCCACCACTTAATATGTTTGTAGTTGTATCATTATTTGTATAACTAATATCTTCTGAACCAATTCTAATCTCACCTGTTGATGGAAATTGAGATGTGTCAGTTAAAGGAATGTCAGTTACACTATCGTTAATAGTAGAAGCCAATGTAGTAGTTGTTGGTCCAGCCACCGTACCACTCCATAATCCTGTACCCCAACCAAAACCACCTAGTTGTTTAGCTGGTCCTACTGTAAAATAACATAACACTTTAGCTGAGCCTGATGCACTTAAAGGTGTACCAGTTTCATTAGAGGGTAATGTAATTGTAAAAGTGCTTGCTGTAGGAACAGAAGTTACCATAAACTTTGTGTCGTCAAATGTTGCGTTGGTAAAACTAGATCCTGATAATCCAGTCACATCTTCAAACAAAACAATATCATCGTCTGATAATCCATGACTAGTGCCACAGTTTACAGTTACTGTTTTAGAAGATGAGGTGCTTGTAAAAGTTGCACCTGTTATAGTTTGTCTGATAGGATGAATATCGTAATAAGTTCCACCAGAATATACATATAAAATTCTATTTGTGCCTATTGCAGCATATTTAATACCTGCATTATCATCAAAATGGTGTATCGCTCTGGCTGCACCAGTAAGATTAGTGGCACCAAGTTGTTGCCATCCACCTATTTTTTCAGGCGAACCATATCTAAATCTAACGTTATCACCCCCGGTCCATTGTCCCTCGGCCCCGGTCGGTGTAACCTGTTTATTAAATCCTGGTAAAAACCCTAGTTTCTGTAACATATTAATTTCCCGTTAGACGAGGAGCATCAGTGTGGTGGATGAATGCTCCTCATCAGACGGGAATTATATATTACTTTTTTGGTATTTTAAAGCCTTTATAGTATGCTGGTAAACCTAAGAAAGGTCTTTTATCATACAGATTTTCTTTGGCTGTTTTTTTCTTAGCATCGTTATAGTGCAGAAATACCTGTCCACAATCTTTGCCTTCAAAAGCCTCTCTCCAATGCTCTAGTTCACAACCCATGTAAATTAACATATCACCTTGATCTAAATTTACTTTTACACCAGCTTGTTTTTCTTTACCTGTTGGGTCTAAATATATTGGCCAAGAGTCTCCTCCTAAATTTAATGTTGTAGATATCTCACAAGAATACCTGTCTTTGTGCCTATGTAATACATCACCTTTTTTATATATTCTTGCGTAAGAATATGCAGGTTGTAGTTTATATCCTGTGTGTTTTTCCATTTTCTTTTGTAAACCTTGTAACAAAGTTTCCATAGCTATATCACTATAGTGTGAATAAGTATTTGGAACTTGTTCATCATTCCACACACCAAAATATTCTGTATATGGAGACATGTATTTTTGATCAAACAAAAACCTAGCTACGTTTCTTTTGTTTAAAAAATACGTATAAATAAATTGTGCTAATTCTTTTGAAACAGCTCCTTTCATTACTGTGTACTTATTTTTTTTGAACGACATTTTTTCTCCTTTTCATTAGTTCTTTTCTTTTGTCTTCCAAGATTGTTTCAACAAAATCATCTTGAATTTTTGCATTAGTGCCTAAAATAGTTTTTATATAACTAATCATTTTTTTATTTTTTATTATCATTTTTATGTTCTAAAATTGGTTTTGGTATAGCTTGTATATTCCAATGTATAAATCTAAATGGATCATATCCATTATCAACAGAATATAAATGAGGCATAAACGAATTAAAAAATATGAGTCTACCTGGCTTAACATTATAATTTATTTGTGATGTTGCTAATGTTACTTTAGTCTTGTCTTTTTCAGGCAAAAGACTCATTAATCTACCTGGTCTAGGATCTTCAAACACAGGTCTTGAAGTTGCTTCACTAGACTTTAAAAAATAAAATCCAGACATATGTCCATTCCAATGTGTGTGTAGAGTATGGTGTCCTCCTCCTAAATGCGAAAATTCTTGTACCCACATTTCAGTTAAAAATAATTCGTGTCCACGTAAATCAAATCCTTGTCCATCTAATAAATTCCAAGCAGTAGATATAATCCATTCTTGTAATGTTTTAAACTTTGGGTCATTGATAAGACTTGTAGAGTGATGAACAAAACCTGTATCACCTTTGTTACCAAATTTTTTGTTTCTTTGTTTAATAGCTGGCTGATTATTTTTAACTGCGTTTTTAATATATGGGTCAGAAGCCTTGTTTAATTTTTTTACCCACTCTGGTTTATCCATCCAATATATGGGACATGTAAAATAGTCTTCTCTAAATAATTTATCTTTTTCACTGCTCATTGAAATGGATATCCTAAGTTCCAAATTACTAAACTGTGTCTTGATCCTTTTGTAACAGGACAAACTCTATGCCAAACAAAAGATGGAAATACTACTAACGATCCTTTTGGTAATATTTCTTTGCATTTATAAATGTTTGGTTTTTTGTCTGGATCTTTATTTCTAAAATCAAATTCTAATTCACCACCTTTATATTGTTTAGGATCTGATAAAGATACGGTTACAGATAGTTTTCTTATTTTACCATTTGTTGGGTCATTTATATTTTCAGTTCTGTAAGGCTGTTCCCAACTATCACAATGCCAATCATAAAACTGACCTTTATCATATTTTGTAAACTGACAAGACTCAGACCAATCCCAATTAAAATTCCAACCTGCATTGGAGTTAGCTTGGTGAATATAAGGTTGTATTTCTTTGTATACCCATCTGTCACTCATCCAAACAATATTTGAATTTCTTTTTTTCTTTAAATCTTTAACTTGTTTTTGGTTTAATTTTTTATTGCCATATCCACCAGTTACAGCCATTGTGTCTGATATAGATTTTCCATATCTAACAATTTCATCGCATATTCTTTCTGGAATAACACTTTTAAACCACCAACAATAATTTTGTAAATTCATATTTCTAATTATTTATACACCACATTTTAACATAAGTAAACTAGAAAGGAATTACAAAATCGTCTGTAGTATTGAACGTATGTGTAACTATAGATGGGGTGCTTGTTTTAGTACCCCCTGTAATTAAAGGTGCACCTGTAGTTGGCGCAGGGTATTGAATTATTACAACTCCTGATCCACCATTACCACCTCTATTAAGTGGACTTGGGGAATAACCTGATCCTCCACCACCACCTGAATTAGCTGTACCATCTCCTGCTGTACCGTCTGGATTTGAACTACCATATGTACCACCTGGTCCTCCACCACCTGAACCACCGGTTCCTTGTGAACCACTTGTTGCAGCTCCTGCTCCACCGCCAGCTCTATCTGTTGAATCTCCAGGCCATGCTTGTGATCCAGCACCACCAGGGCCTCCACCACTACCTGAAGGGGGTTGAGATGGACTACCAGCACCGGCGGCACCACCACCTCCACCACCAGCTGAACCAATACCAGTTCCACCAGGATTACCTTGAGGAGGACTTACAGGAGGAACGTTACCGGATCCACCAGGTTGACCACCAGGCATTTCTCCAGTACCACCTCCAGAACCACCATCTTGACCTTGTATTGCAGGACCTCTACCAGCACCACCACCAGCTGATTCAAATTTTGCACCACCTGCAACTGCACATGTATTAAATGAACTTGCGTTTCCAGGATTTGAAGCAGTTGGATATGGGGCAGGTACTGCTACAGCATTACCACCGGCTCCAACTGTTACTTTATATGTATTTCCTGGTGTAATTGAATAACTAGAACAAAATCTATAACCACCGGCACCACCACCTCCAGACTGACTATAAGCTCCTGAACCACCACCTGCAACTACTAACATATTAATTGAACTTAAACCTACGGTTGGATTTGAAGGCCATGCATCTATTTTTCTAGCTGCAAACTGAGATTGCATCGACCAAATACCAGGTGCTGCACTTAATTCTTTTACTAAAACTATTCCTGATCCGCCAGCTGCACCACCGCCACCGCCACCGCCAGTATTTGCAGTTCCTGCAGCACGTCCTGCGCCGCCACCACCAGGGCCAGCAGCACCATTTGATCCAGATCCATCTCCGGCTCCACCACCGCCTCCGGCATAAACTCCACAATTTGGTGTTCCTGGAAAACTTGGACTTATATCTGATCCATTTCCACCTGCTCCACTATCTCCCGAAGTTCCAGGTGCATTAGCTCCAACTCCACCAGCTCCACCACCGCCGCCTGAACCATCTATAGGAGGTGCACTGTTTTCTCCAGTTCCTCCAGCATTTCCTTGACAAGCTGTTCCGCTTCCAGCGGCCATAGGAGGTTGACCTCCAGCTCCACCGCCTCCAGAACCACCTGGTACACCACCAGTGTTTCCATCAGCTCCGCCGCCACCTCCACCAGAAGTAGAAGAACAACCAAAAACTGAATTTACTCCGCTTCCACCAGTAGGATAAGGATATGATCCTCCACTTGCACTTGTTCCTCCAGCACCAATTACTACAGGTGTAGCACTACAATAATTTACAGATATTTTTGAAAAAGTTGATAAACCACCACCGCCACCACCGCCGCCTCTTCCAGTTCCAGCAGCTGGGCCTGGTGATCCAACTTGACCACCCCCACCGCCACCTGAAATTACAGCAACATCTACTTTTGCTACGTTAGAAGGCGCAGTATAATTTCCTGTAGCTGTTATAGTTGTAACAGAACCTTTTCCAAAAGAAGCTTTATTGGATTTACCAATTATTCCACCGTTTAATGATCCGCCTTTAGTACTTGGCATTTAATGTCCTCCTATGCGGACACCCAAGATAGACCTGATGCGTCCCAATTATAATTATTTTCTTCTGGATCTTTTGCAGTCCATTTTTGATTTTCTTCATCCCAACTAATTTTTTTATCTGTTGTGTCAGTTGGGTAAGTAACTGGAGCTTGCCAATCATCATTTGAATCTAATGACCAAGATGCAAAAGGTTGTTGTATTAAAAATTTATTTTTAGCTTGATCATAAATATGACCTATTCCAGCATACATTTTTCTAAAACTAGAATTGTAAGAAGTTTGTTTCCAAGTGCCACCACCAAAAAATGTTGAACACCAGTTTTCTCCATCAAGAGCTTCATCTGCAGAAACGTGTTTATTATCTACAACAATTACTCTTTCTACAACCCAGTGTAAATCTTCTGTAAATCCAGATGGATCTTTTTTTTGTTTTAATTCAGCGAAATGTGCCATTTTTTTTTCTCCTTATTTTTATTTTATATCAAATTTAGTATTACAATCAACTATAAAGTCAATGTTCCTGTTACCGTAAAAGTAGCCACAGTACAAGAACCTGTTGTACTTATTGTATTTGTGCCCGGAGCTACAGCAAAATTGCCTGGTTTACTGGATGTTGCTAATCTCAATATTACTACACCCGTTCCTCCATTACCACCAGTTTGATGTCCTGGATTTGGTCCTCCAGGGTTAAAACCACCTGCTCCACCACCGCCACCTGTATTAACAGTTCCTGGACTTCCACCTGCCCCTGTTGGTCCAATATTTCCTGCGTTTCCTCCACCGCCTGAACCTCCAACAGCTCCTGATGTTGGTCTACCACCACCTGGATAGTGTGCTCCACCACCTCCACCACCTCTTGCTACTGGTGTACCAGTAATAGATGACGTTAAACCAGCTCCACCTCCACCGGGTTCGCCTCCTCCATTAAATCCTCTAACGCTAGCTCCACCACCGCCACCACCGTAGTATCCACCAGGTGCGGGACCACCTGTTCCACCAGGGAATCCTTGAGGTGGAGTTGTAGGGGGTGTGTTTCCAGCTCCTGCAACACCTAAAGCGCCACCGCCACCACCACCAGATCCTCCAGCGAGTCCTGCTACACCACAATTTTTACCACCGCCACCACCACCTGCTGATGTAATATTTCCGATTGTTGAAACTGTTCCGTTAACACCACTTGCTCCCGGGCTGGCACCGCCAGCACCTCCAGCACCCACTGTAATAGTGTGTGTTGAACAATCTGCTAAAAATGCTTTGTTAACTAAAGGTGCACAATAAGAAGTTCTGTAACCACCAGCTCCACCGCCACCACCGTAACCTGTTCCACCTCCACCGCCACCACCGATTACTAAATAGTCAAGATTAGTAAAGGTTCCTGTTGCAGTTTTAAAAGTTCCTGAACCTGAAAATAAATGTTGTGTCTTGCAAGATACGCATGAAACTGTTCCACCTGTCGCTCTTTGTGGTCCTGGATATTGAATAATTACTACACCTGATCCGCCTGCTCCTGGACCTCCACCGCCACCACCAGTGCTAGCTGTTCCATTACCGGGCGCAGTAGCTCCTCCACCTGATCCGCCTGCTCCTTGTGAGGGACCGTTTCCACCACCGCCTCCAGCTCTTGCTGTACAATCTCCTGGCCAGTTAGAAGCACCTGCTCCACCTGCTCCACCAACATTTGCTCCTGGTGATGCTGAACCAACAGCGCCTGCTCCACCACCGCCGCCACCAGCTGTATTACCGGGTGTTGCTAATCCACCATTATTTCCTTGTGCAGTAAAAGTGCTTGGGGTATTACCAGCTCCTATTGTTCCTGATCCTTGACCATCTCCTGATCCTGCTCCACCACCTGAACCACCATCTCCACCGGCTTTAGCATTAACAGGTCCTGGAGTTGAAAAACCTCCAACACCTCCGTGTCCACCACCGTCTGCTGTAAAAGTTGAAATATCAGGTCCAGAAAAAGATGAGGCTGATCCATTTCCAGTAGTCGTTGAATTTGTAAAACCAGGTGCGTCTGGTCCTGATGGTACAGCTACTCCACCAGCACCTACACCTACTGTGTAATCTGTGTTTAAGTTTAATTCTAAAGCTGTGTTAAATCTATATCCACCAGCTCCACCGCCACCACCTCTATCTGTTGCAGCTCCTGCTCCACCACCTATTGCTAAAATATTTATGTTTCCAAAATTTGCAGAAGGCCATGTATCATTTAGTCTTGCATCATAAACTTCTTCCATTGTAAAGACACCAGTTGCTCCTGGTCCCGTTGTTGTAATTTCTTCAACAGCGACCATACCTGATCCACCATTACCGCCTTGTGAACAACTACCTGGAGGAGAACCTGGTCCTCCACCACCGCCTCCACTGCCTGTTGCTCCTAATGCATCATCAGCGTTTGCACTTCCTGGTCTTCCACCTGGAGTACCACCACCAAAACCAATATTGTTAGTTGAAGGATTTCCACCGCCACCACCGCCAGCTATTACAGGCATTGTTCCTGCTGGAGCTGCAAAAGTTGTTGCTCCACCAAAAGTAGATAAATAAGGTTGTAAAGAAGAGCCTGCGCCTGCTTTTGCTTGATTACAAGCTGTGTTTCCTGGAAAGCCAGTACCACCTGAACCTCCACCTCCACCACCAACAGAAGGTGTAGCAGTTCCACCAGTATTTCCTTGTGAGGGACTTGTTGGAGGAGTGTTACCTGCACCACCAGGTTGACATTGTCCGCCTCCACCACCTGAACCACCAGCGGCTCCTGTAGAATCACCAGCAGGTAAACCTCTATCAGAACCTCCTCTTCCACCACCAGCGGAAGTTTGAGTTGTAGGGCCAGGGAATACTAAACTTGAATTACTTCCAGATGTACCATTTGAAGTTCCACCAACTCCACCTGCACCGACTGTGACAGCGTAAGGAGTTGATCCACAAACAGATTGAGAACAAAAAGTTCTATATCCACCTGCACCTCCGCCACCTGCTCTGTCAGCTCCACCTGCGCCTCCACCAGCAATAATTGTAGCGTTAACTTTAGTTGTATCTGATTCAGTAGTTAAAGTGCCAGAAGCTGTAAAGACAGAAACTTTTGGTTTTTTCTTTTTTGCCGTAGTGTTGACTGGTCCTATAATTCCGCCATTTGCCATAGCTTATAAAACCTCCTACGCGTCGTCTATCGATTCATACGATATAAATAATTCTAAATCTCCAGAAGCGTTTGCTCCACCTTTTAAAACGTCTGCTTCCATCATGTATATTGGCGTATCTAAAACAACTAACGTTGCGTCAGCTGGAACCGATACCGTTTTTGCTAAATGAAAAGTTCCAGAAGTGTCAAAGTTTGCGACACCATCTGGTGTAAAGTTTGATTTTGTAATTGATAATGTTAAATCTGCTGCGCTAGTTCCGTCTACGTTAGCACATGTAATTCTGTTTATTTTTAAAACTTTGTCAGCAGAAGCTGTCATTAAAGTTGTAGTCGTAGTAGCTGTTAAAGCAAATCCTAACGATTCACCTTTGATACTAGTTACTGATACTATATTTGGGTTAGCCATAATCTCTCCTTTTTAGCCGAAAACTATTGCCATTGCAATAGCTTTTCCTGTTGTTATTCCTGCAGATCCAAAGCTCAAAGTACCAGATCCGTTGGTAATCATAGCTTGTCCGTTTGACCCATCTGAAGATGGTAATGTAAATCCAGCTATTGTTGTGAAAGCAGCATTTACGTCAATTATATTAGTTGCGTTTGAGTAACATAATCTTGTGCCTTTATCTGTTGCTGGAAAAGTAAATCCTGTTCCAGAAGCTGTTTTAACTTGTACAGTGTATGCTCCTGATGTGTTATTTTTAATAAAGAAAAAGTTATCTATTGAATCAGGAATAGTAATAACTCTGTTTCCAGATATTGTTCCTGTAAATTCTATAATTCTTTGTTGAGCTGTACCTGTTAAAGCTCCATCGTCTATATCTAAAGCTTGTGTTCCAGCACCGCCTGCAATAGATAATGCTGAATATCCACCAAGAAGTTGTTGAATAAGTTGTAAATTAGCATTAGTTTTATTTCCCCATGTACCAGCATTCTCGCCAGTATTCATTAATTCTATACCGAGGTTTGTATATGATGATGCCATTTTTTATTTTATCTCCTATTCGAAGTTATTGTTAATATATATTTCATCTAGCCCACACTGTCAACATCCGTATAACTAGCATTTACTGATCTAGTAACATCAGAATAACTAGCAGTCAATACCGGATCTACATCAGCATATCCTAGAATAGCGTTAAATTCACCTACTTCTGCAGTTAATGATAAACCTAATCCTACAAGACTTGCGTTAGTTACTTGAACTGTAGCTAAAGAACCGAGAGCAGATGTTGAAGATAGACCAGTTAATCCCATCACATCTGCTGGTGAAATACTTCCTAAAGATGTGGTAGCGGATTGACCAGATAGAGGTAATAGTAAAGCTCCTGATATTGTTAAATTTCCAACATTACTTGTTGCTGAAACACCAGATAAAACTACTCCAGTTGCTGGCGTTGCAATAATACTTCCTAAAGATGTAGTTGCAGATTGACCAGATAGGCCTACAGAATCTGCTGTTTCTAAAAGACCTAATGAAGATATTAAACCTTGATTAGGTAATGTTAAAGATAAACTTGTGTCAACAGATAAAGACCCAACAGCACTTGTGGCTGATAGACCTGTTAGACCCATAAGTTGATCTGCTAAATTTATTGACCCTAAAGATGATGTTAAAGCAAGTCCTGGTAACACTTCGGTAGCTGTTTCTACAGAACCCCAACCATTAATACCCCAAGATAATGTACCCCAACCTGGTTTTATTTCTATATCTAATGAACCAATAGCTGTTGATGAAGATAATCCTGTAAGTGTAACGATAGGTGTATCGCCCCAAGATTGGTAACCCCATGTGTTTCTACCCCATCCAGTTTCAATAACATTAGAATCACCCCAATCCATTTGACTCCAAGTAGATCTACCCCATCCGTCTGTATTAGCTTGTCCTCCCATTCCAGAATGAATTGTGCAATAGTAATACAAAGTAGATGGTGCACCATTTTGAACTTCAATCTGTGTATAAGCTCCAGCGTTTCCTGGAATACCATTTGTTGTAACGCCAGTTGTATATTGAACACCACCTGAATGTGTGCCATTATCTGTTGTAGAAAATCTTAAAGGGTGACCACTGTTAGTTCCATCAGATTGATCAAATCTATAAGTTAGACCAGCACCGATCATTACTGTGTCTTGTTGAACTCCATCGATAAAATATTTATTACCACCACCAGTGCTAACCACTGTTACTGTAAATGTCTGAGCTACTGACATAAGGACTTTCTCCTTATGCTATCTGAACGATTGCGTTGCCTGCTGTTTGAGCTGGGAATTGAATTGTAAAAGTTCCGCTTGTAACAGTTTTGTTTGCACCAAAATTAACAGCACAAACTGCTCTGTTAGTTGTAAATCCTGTAACAGCTGTCGTATTATAAATTAAACATCCTCTTGCTGTAAAAGAAGCTGAACTGATACTTGTGTCGTTAAATTTTATGCAAGCCGTGTCTCCAGATAAAACAGGGTCTGCACTTGCAGTTAAAGTGTTTCCGCCTGTCGTATATCCAGTTGAAGTTGAACTAACCTCTTTAGTGTTTGTTGGATCTGCTGTGCCGTCTGATGGTGCAGTATATGCAGTTGTTGATTTACTTAAAGTTGCGTCTTCTGTAAATAACGCAATTTTAAACGTGTTACCTGTAGGCGCTCCACTTGCATCATTAAAATTGTGTCCACCTTGTAAAATTTCTACTTTAAAACTATTGCATATTGCCGATGTTATTGCCATAATATTTTATCCTCTTATGGTGTCGGTGACTTGACTGGGATTCTAACTGTTCCATCCGTATAATCGTCTCGTCTACGTCTACCTATTTGTGCTCCCGCAAACTTTTGTATCTCTTGTTTATACTTTTGCTCATATAATGTCAACATATCCGTTGGGCCTTTTAAAAAGCCATAAGTTTCAGCTAAACAGGCATATAAAAGCCCTTGAGGAAAGTTTAAACTAATATAATTAGTCTGGTTGCTAGACTCTAAAGTAGCAGGCATTTTATTATAATATATTCTAAATTTGTATGCTTGATCTGGTGTAGGAGCAAAATACATAGCTCCAGATGTAGTATCACTTAAACCCGTAGCACCACCAAACATAGCGTAATATTTTGGTAATCCAGTAACTGTTTTACCATCTACACCACCTTCAGGTCCTGTAGTTCTATTAACATACTCAGCTAGGTACGTTTGATCTTTCTTTTCTAACCACTGACCAGGGCCAGTTGTAGCACTTGTAGAATTAAATACTTCTATACCTCTAACAAATAACGCTCCTGCTGGTGCATTTATAGAATTGTTTCCTGCAGACATCGTACCCTCTTGTACAAATCTATCGGAGTCGATAGGCACATCATAGAATATTCTTTGCTGTGCATTTAAAATAATGTTTTCTAAAATATCTGTAGTCAAAACATTAGCATCTACTTCTGTGTAGTTTCTAATCTGTGTTACTAATGTGTTATAACTTATTCCTGACATAATTAAGCTCTATCGTTTACTGGTCCTCCAAATACAAAATATCCACCACCTGTTTGTGTGCTGGATGGAGTAGAATTTACCACAAAAGTAAATTTATTACTAAATGTTTCTGTAGAGCCTGCATCGTTGACAAAGCTCTCATTTACCACTGTTATTTCTCTAGATCCAAATATTTTGGCATCTACTTTATGGTGTCTAGCTGTTGTTGCTACTGGAGTCTTACCATAAGAAGGTGCTGCAGAACCTCTAGTAACACCAGTCAGTGTACCTGTGCCTGTATTGTTTGCAGTATATTTTATTGTTTCTGTATGATCTTCTCCGTTCTCAGAATTAAAACTAACTATACAAATAAATCCAGATGACGGAAATTTAGTAGAATCATTTAATACAATTGTTGTATCAGTTTTGTTTATTGCAGTTTTTAATGTTGTAGACATTTCTAATTCTGCAACAGTCAAACCACCTACAGGTTCTTTTACATCATAAAGTCTAACAAAGTCTCCTGTAACTCTTTGATGTCTGTCTTGTGTAATTGTAACTGTAGTAGACCCACTAGCAGTAGTGATAGGGTTAAGGTTTAAAACAGACGGTGTTGGTAAAGCCACTCTAGATGGTCTTGCTCTCCACAATCCTTGAGGATCTGCGCTAATTGGTTTTGGTTCTAATTGTGGTTGTTTTGGTTCAAACTCAGATGTATGTACCCATGCACCATTCCATTCTCTTACCATTTCTCTGTACGGAAATACTTGTCCGGATCTATCTGAAACAGCTAATGCGTATTTACCTTGTGCGTATGATGCCATTATGTTCCTGGGTAATAAGTTTTAGGAGCTATAAATGTGCTAGAAGAAGATCCGTCTTCTGCTAACGCTCTTTTTAATTCATCCTCATAATAAAGTTTTAACTCTTGAGATCTTTGGGGTGCATATTTTTGTGATAAATAAAATGCTAGTCCCGCAGTCATACAAGGTGCAAATCTGTATGGAACATCTGCAGCGTTTGTATAAGCATCTCCAGCATCTTGTATTCTTTTTTGATAATAAAAATTAATGTGATGACCAGCTTGTGATGCTCCTGGTGTTAGATAAATAGTCATAGTAACTCTATCAATAAATCTTTCTACAAAATATGATGTAGGTGTACCTGTATCTGTCTTGTTAGAAAAAGCTTGATATTGTGATCTACTTACTTTTGTTAATGGAGAATCTACATTAGAAGCGTTTCTATAGTTAGCTTCTAAGATATCATCCATACCGCTTACAAATTGATTGACTGTGTCTCCGCTTGTATGAGTTGCAGCTGTTGTTCCATTAGCTCCTCGTACAACTCCTGTTAGTTCTGTAGATGAAAAACCTGTGTAAGATATTTGTTCTGTGCCTACTAACAATAATCCTGATGTAGGTAAGTTAGCTATTGATGTTAATGTTATTCCAGTTGTTGCTGATGTAGAAGCAATGTTAGCAGATAAAGTTGTACTTAATCTACTTGTTTGTGTTCCGTCAGCAGTAGTTCTGAAAAACGTATACGTGTTTACACCGTTTACTAAAGGCACGTTTTGATTTGCTATCTCCCAATAATGTAATTCTCTATTACCCCATTCTGAGAATAATAGATTTAGAGATCTTTTCGCAGTTTTTAATTGATAACCGGATACACCTTGTAATCCGATACGCTCGTACGCGTCCTCTATGATATCATCTATCGCAAAGGTTTTATCAAAAGTATAAGCACCCGAAGTAGTATTTGCCATTGGCTACCTCTCTTATGTAAATGCGCCTATGATCGTACAAAAATCACAATTAGTTAAATCAACATACATACCTGCATCACATTTAATACCTTGACCTGCAATATCAAAATTATGCACATGGTTATCAGCAGTTGCAAATTTACCATGAAATACTAATTTAGAAGCTGTTTTAGAGCTATCTGCTTCATCGTAAATTTTTATCTCAGCATCAGCTGCAGTTGCTTGACCATAAACACTCATGATTCTAGCTTTAGTAATAGTAGTGGCGCTTGTGCCAACATATTTTTGAGCTAAACCATCTGCTGCTAAAGGTATAGTTTGTTTAACTGTTGTTAATGAACTCGACATATTTTTTTCTCCTTAAAATTTTCGTGTGGGCCGAAGCCCACACTAAATTAATTATTACGTAGCCGCGTGATCTGGGCCTTGAGCATAAGTAATTGTTACCCTTGCTTTACCCGCAGAAGCGTCGGCACTAGCATCAATGTATTTAATTGCCACTTCAACATCAGATGTTCCAGTGTTTCTCCAATTAGTACAAAGACCTGTTGTTCCTAAAGCTACAGGACCTATTGCTGCAACGTTTGCGTTGTCAACATATAAGTCTGAATTACCTACAATACCAACATCCATTGTGTCAGCACCACTACCATTAAATGCTACTTCGACATTTATGTCGACAGCAATAATGTGTGATTTTGCAGGTAGAACAATACTTGTAGCTAGATCAGATGTGTTTGTATGCTTAACCTCAACAGATTGAGCCATCACAACGTGACCTATATTTTTTACGTTTTCACCAACTGTAGTTCCAGTTGTATGTCTAATCGGTCCAGCTTTTAGCGGTCCCGAAAATGTAGTTGTACCCATAATTATATCCTCCTAGTTTACGATCATAGTCTCTAGGTCGTCGACTATACTCGTCTATGATCTTATTAATTGTATAGTGAGCAACTTATACTCTTATTTTGAGTAGAGTGCAAGAGAGCCTGTGATGTGGAGTGGATTTATTCCAACGATGTAGCTTTTTATTAAGTAGCTACTGAAACTTGTGGAGCCGAATCAGCAATTGCATTTTCTCTAGTAGCAATCTTAGCT